TGTTTAGAAAGTTCCTCAATGGGGACGTACCCACTACCGCGAGGGTTTTGGCGTTCTTGGTTAGTACTCATATTAGTTTCTCCTGATCGAAATCATATATTCACGGTCCACATTTAGCCCCGGTGGAACACTTTCGGGGTTCTCTTCGAGAAACTGTTTTACATGGCCTTGGTTAAGGCGTTTCTCGAAAAATTCGGGTATGTCATGCTCGCGTACAAATTCATACATAGACTCCCAATCTGAAGTCCAGTAACGAGTTTTGACGCCTCTGTAACACAAGCCCTCAGAAGTACGCACACTCTCTACGTCATGTTCCTTGCAGTGGGCGAGGAGTGCTTTCTTAACAGTCTCTTGCTGGCTCTTAAGTTTGTCGTCTTCTTCTTTGAAGTCCGCCAAGATTTCGACGCGGCGATTCTTTATTTTGAGGAAGGTCTTAACAAGCTGTCCGGGTAAAACCTGCCCGTCTGCCATATCAGTTCTCCTAAACTGTTATAATAGATACGTTATAGTGGCAGAATTTATGCTAGTCAAGTAGTTTGTTGTATAAATCTACAATTTGCGAGTGAATGTCTATTTTGCTATCTAGTAGGTTGTAAACGTGTTTCTCTACGAGAGAACCTTGTAACTGAATAACCGTACATTTGTGTGTTTGCCCAGCCCTATGCACGCGAGCGTTAGCCTGTGCGTAGATTTCTAGTGAACTGGTTGGCCCCCACCACACCACTGTGTTTGCAGCGGTGAGTGTAACACCGTGGGCAGCGGCGGCTGGTTGGAGCACAAGAACTCTAGGGTCATCCTGTTCCTGAAAAGATTTGATTATTTGTGTCCGCCGTTTAACAGGCACATTACCCTGTATGACTTCTGTGGTTATACCGTCTGATATAAGTTTATCCGTTAATATAGATATGATGTGCCTGAACGGCGCAAATATTAAAACTTTCTTGCTGGATTCGTCTATTACCTCCCGAAGAACCTTGTATCTGTGCTTTATATCGAACTCTAGTGCGTTACCGCCATCGGTATAGATGGCACCAGAACTTATTTGTAGGAGTTTGTTCATGTTGACCGCGGCATTCACAGCCGTAATTTCCTCACCAGCCGCTTGGACTACCATGCGACTACGTAATTCTTTATAGTACTTCTGCTGCTGGCGCGTGAGTTCGACCTCTCGTTTCACATAGATCATATCTGGTAGGTCAAGACAGTCATCTTTAGTGAATCGTATGGCTGGTTGAAGCGCCCTGAATACGGTATCCACTGCCGTATCTTTTGGTGCCCACTTAAATTGAGAAACTTTGTACATAACGGAATCACGAAAGGAACCGAAGAAACGAGGTACAGCTTCTGGATTGACCAATTTTGCTAGACCATAAGCGTCTAGTGGGCTTTGAGCCGCGGGGGTTCCGGTCAGCATCCACAACCACATATGTGGTTTTAATATCTTCCTAAGTGTTTTCCAGCGCCTTGTTTGTGCATTTTTATAGTGGGTAGCTTCGTCTGCGATAATAAGATCAAAACCACCTTCTAATATGGCATCATCTACTATCTCCACGCCATCGTAGTTTATGATTATGTATTCCGCGTCACCCCGTATTATTCTTCTACGTTTACCCGGTGGGCCATAGGCGACATCAACAGTTCTATGCATAGCAAAATTAAACAAATCATTACGCCACGCGCTATCCATAATTGATAGTGGGCAAATAATAAGAACTCGTGATATGATACCCTGCTTCATAAGAAAGTCTGAAGCCCATATAGCACTAGCGGTTTTGCCAGTACCCTGTTCGTTGAAGCAAAACGCCCTGCGATTTAGCGTTAAAAACGCTGAAGTAGTCTTTTGGTGTTTGAAGGGTTTGTATTGGCCGGGCCAGTCGTAACGTCCTTGTATAGGTGATGGCACGTCAATATTTAATTTTTTGAGTGCGTGGGTTTCATCTACGCCCCATTTAACCACAACTTTATTATTGCCCAGTCTACGACTCTCGGGGATAACTGTTGTAACATCTTTGGGTTCACGTAGTTTTAATAGTACAGCCTTATTTCTTATTATCTCCAAACCGCGTTCTCCTAGTAGCCGAGGATTAGGTTTTCTTTTTCTTCTTGCCGTTTCTGCTCCGGTTTTTACTCGGGCTTTCCAGTCTATAACCATCCTTATTTGAACCCCCCTTGCTCAATGCCTTGTTATGACTTACATCTTTCCCCTTTCTGCTAACACCCTTTTTATCTAGCGTTCGCCTTGCACGTTGGCGTTCCATTCGATCTGGATGTTCTCCACGGGCTTTCTGCTTCTTATATTCTTTTTTATAAGGTCTTTTAGATTTTGTATAAGCCATTAATTTCTCCCGTTGTGGGCGCACTCCAAGACGGCGCAATGCCGCCTACACAGTCCGCTGGGCCTAGGGTTCCAAACATTGTTAACAACAGCCGCCTTCATGCTAGCATAATTTGACAGCCATTTGGCCCACAATTTTGTTTCCATGTCCCGTGTATATGTATCCTTTATTAAATTCTTAGATACTACAAACAACAAACCCGCACGTATTTCCTCTATTTCAGGGAAGTGTTTAAATGCGGCCAGAGCCATCAATTCCAATTGACCCTTATCAGCGTAACGTGCGGATTTGCCTGTCTTGTAGTCAATAATCCACGCTAGGTCGTCATCTAATATAATAAGATCGGCTATACCCCTAAACCAAACCGCATCATCTGAGAAACCGCAAGGCTCAAGTTCTTTAGTGAGTCCTAACTTGTACTCACATAATTTATCACCGCGTTTTTCCTTCAGTTTATCTAACGCCTTTATGGCGTAATCGAACTTGGGTGGCATAGGGTCATCGTTTTTTACGTAATTCTCAGCCGCCTCATGGAACAATGTCCCATATAACATAGCTTCTGTTTCGCGTTCCTCGTACTCCCGTAACACCTTCATATGGTAAAACTGCTTCGGGCATTGCTCAAAGGCTTTGATTTTACTGAATGACCACGGGGTTATACTACTCATAGTGTTGATACTTCGTCGCTCCCGTACTTTTCATACTCCATGCCAAATAGAGCATTAAGGCCGGGGAGGAGTTCTTTAACTAAATCCTCCCGGAGCAATCTCCCTGTCGGTTCATGGGCAACTATTTTATATATCCGTGAGGGGTGTAAATTATACTTACACGCTAAAGAAAGAACACATTTCCGTCTACTAGCCCTATCCACAATCTCCGCTTCGTACCAAAACTCCCGCCTTATCCTCTCGTTCCTATTCGGGTGACGTTCACGAAACTCTTGATACCGTGCCTTTGTCATTCGCAATCTCCATACGATTTCCCTACCCCAGATTCACAGTCGATGGGTAGGCCGTCAGCCCAATCCGGTAACATACGCATACAAGTTTCTATGTATGATTGTGCTTCATCTACTTCATCGTCCGAAACACAACACACCACCGAATCATGTACCGTAAGAACTACCTTGTATCTCTTTGATATCTCTAGCATTTGGTAACCTATGATGCAACGTGCCAATGCTTGACATACGTTCTCTATAACTTTGCCGCCGTATATACGGGTGCGACCCCGCCTTGTTTTGTAGGTATACTCAACACCCATTTCCCCCTCTTCACCCCTTAATTCCCCATATCTCAATAATAAGCCAGAGGGTAGACGAACAGCACTGTGTTCTACATCTACTGTTAACAAGTTATTACGGCCAAAGGAAAGCGCGTCGCCGCGGGAGAGATAAACCAGCATATTTTGGGCGTCTCTCCATATGCTATATATGTTGTAATTTGCCTCCCGATAAATCTTTATGATGCGCCTAGCTTCTTCCTCAGGAATATCTGTCCCGAAATTCTTCAGTTGTTCACGGAATCGCACGGCTCCCATCCCATAGCCAGCGCCAAGGACTGTAGTCTTCCCCACAAACCTTTCTTCCTTGGTCACATTGGCCTCGTCCTTACCGTAAATCCGCGCTGACATTTTGATATAAACATCTTCACCAATGGCAAAAGCATCGACGAGATCGTTCTGTTCAGCAAGCCACGCTAAAACACGCGCCTCTATCTGGGCAGAATCGGCATCGATAAGGGAGCATCCTTCGGGAGCCAATATACTACGTTTTAACTTCTTACCCGCAGCGCCCCTGTTGGGGAGATTTTGTAGGTTGATCTTATCATCCCCGCCCCACCGACCTGTGTGAGCCGCGTAATATTTGACGGGAACAGGTAACAGGCCACGCTTTGAAATGTCTATAAACCTCTGCGTCCTAGTTTCCTCCAGTGTACTTTTATTTCCTAAGCGGGCAGCTACCAAGGATTGTACCTGCGGGTTCTCGTGGTTGGTAAGTGCCATGAAACCTTCATCTGATTTGGCGAAAGCAAATGTCATCTTTCCTGTGGTGGGGCTTACCTTCATAGGGGGTTCTACTTCCAAACCCTTTAGGAGTTTCGCAAATTTGGCGTTGCTCATAAGGTCTTTTTTATCCACCCCAGCGTTTTCCAGCAAACGACCCTTGTTGTCCCGTGTGTCTATGAGGTGCTGCTCTAACAACCCCAGATTCAAATCCAATGTAGGCTCCACGAACATACGTAAAGTCAAATCTATGAGTTTTAGTTCTGGTTTGGGAAAGGTGGGGGCTATAGCCTTAAACAACTTATAGGTAAGATCAACGTCATTAACACAGTAGTCGCCGTATCTAGATAGCTCCTCATCAGAGAAATCTTCTCGCCGTTTTCCAAGAGCCTGTACTACCTCGGTGCCTTTAACGCCAACAGCATACCTTTCAGCCAACGCCGCGAGGCTTCCACTAACCTCCACCCCGTCCACAGCACGGGCGATACACAAAGTATCGGCGTAAACGCGAGGAGTAATAAAAAACAACCAATTAGCAATGGCACCATCAAAAACAGTGTTATGAGCAAGAAACATAGCCTCGCCCCAGTTGAATGTTTGTAAGTATGTCTTAATCTCTTCATGCGTGCCACTAGCCCACTCCGTTTTGTCGTTGTTAATTTTAACCCCCACCCCGATAACCTCAAAACGGGGGTCACGTACATATTCCTCCGTAGTCATTTTAGATAATGAGAAATTCTTATCATAATACGTCTCAAAATCCACTGTTATCAGGTCCATATATTCACCCACCCTCGTCTAAACCCTTTAGTTCAGACTCAATTATATTGTTAACAAGTTCACCACCACAGGCTAAATAGCCACAGCCATCTACCCAATTATCTCGGTTAGCTGCATTGGTTTTTATCCGCGCTATTTTCAAGAGCGTCATCATTACAGCCACATCAACATTAGTTACCTCAGTGCCAAGGTGTTCTGACCAATAAGAAGCTATGGTGGCAAAGTTGTCCTTCATATCTCCGTGCTCGTTAGCCCTGTCTTTAGTTACATAATCCTCTGCTGTTCGTAATATGTGTGCTCTGACACCCCGCGCATCTTTTTGGCGCGTTGCTTCTCCCGTGGCTTCTAAGTCAAACGGAAGTTCTAGTTGTACAGAACGTTGATGTTCATTCTTCACACTGTTTCTCCTGTTGCAGGTTAATTAATAAATGCCTCCGAAGAATGCGCTCGCGGCGGAGGTGTCCGGTGCAGCATCCTTCGGAGGTCTAGCTT